GAGTATCTTACACCGCGAACGGAATTATGTTATGTGAGGAGGTGAGCCGAATGGCCAAAAAGAGAATGACGGCCGCGCAGATGAAGCGGCTGCGCGAACAGTTTCTGGTAGTAGCAGACGAGCTGCCATCCGAGAAAAAATATATATTCGAAACCACTTTCCAACGTTACGAGGAGCTTATTCGGCGAGCCGATGAGCTTGAAAAAATTTTGTCTGCAGACGGCGTTATGCTTATTGGCTATAACTCGCAAGGCTTCCGGGTAGAAAAAATAAACCCTGCGCTTGCGGCATATAATCAGACCGCCGGTGCCGCCGATAAAGCGGCACAGCTGATCCTGCGCTATGTGATACCGAAAGAAAAAGAAAAAGGCGGGGATGATACGCCGCCCAAGGATGCCTTTGAAGCTTTCTGACCTTCGCGCCGTCCGGTATGCGGAGGATACTGCGGGCGGCAAAATTGTTACAGGCCTAAAGGTCCGACAAGCGGCCGAGAGGTTTTTGCGAGAGCTCGCAGACAAAAAATTTAAGTGGAAATTTGATATTGATTTAGCCCAGCGCCCCATTGATTTTATGGAGCGTTTTTTGGTGCCCTCGAAAGGCGATTATGACCGTTTTGAGCTTATGCCGTGGCAATGCTTTTGCGAGTCAAACATATATGGCTGGGTAGACCCTTCAACCGGTTACAGGCGCTTTAGGGAGGCTCTGATACTGGTCGGCAGCGGCAACGGAAAAAGTACGCTGGTATCAGGCAATGCGATATTTGCCGCCTGTAAAGACGGGGAGCGTGGCGCGGAGGTGTACTGCCTTGCCAATTCTCGGGACCAAGCTAAAATCGTCAGCCGTTCAGCCGCCGAAGCCGTGCAAGGATCTCCTTTGCTGCAGAAGCATCTGCGAGTTACCCGCGAAGGTATATTCTACGACGCCGCCAACAGCAGCATACAGGCGCTTGCTACAGACATTACAAACATGGACGGCAAAAACGTCCATGTGGCCATTTTTGATGAAATACAAGAGTATCGTGATTATGGCTTGATAAACATCATCAAACCGAAAATGAAAAAGCGAAAGCAGCCGCTTGCACTATACATCAGCACATTTGGAAACGTGATCGATGGTGTGCTGATGGACCTGTATGTGCTTGGCGGTAAAATACTTTCGCAGGATCCTGCAATAAGCCCTCGCGTTGCGGATAGGTTTTTTGCCTACATCGCCGAAATTGACGAAAATGACAAGCCCGAAGACGATGAAAACTGGATAAAAGCAAACCCTTCGCTTGGGCGTTTGCTGCAGATAGAGACGCTACGTGATGAGTGGGAACGCGTACGGCTCGTTCCCTCCGAACGGTCCACGTTCATTAACAAGCAGCTTAATGTATTTACAAGCGTTGATGAGCTGTCTTACCTCGACAGCAAGGTCATTCTTGCAAACGATGGCTACTACGATCTTGAGAAGTTGCGTGGTGCGTGCTGCTATGGCGGCTTTGACCTATCGGACAGCGAGGACTTTACGGCCGCCGCGCTCGTTTTCCCTATCGAGGGAGGACGGTTTTTTATTTTGCACCATAGCTGGATCACTCGAAAAAAAGTGGAGCAAAACCGTGAAAAACTCGACTGGGACACCCTCCAAAAAGAGGGATATCTGACAGTCGTAGACGCCGAGTATATATCACACGAATATGTAAGAGAGTGGTTTGTGTCTCAACGCAAACTGTACGATATTGCGGTCGTTGGATACGACCCGGCAAAAGCATACCGCATGGTGGAGGACATGAAAAAAGACTTTGTTATGGAGGTAGTCAGGCAGGGTGAACTTACGCTGACGGCGCCTTTGGACGATTTAAAAAATCAGTTTTTGGACAAAAACATCGTCCACAACAACGATAAATTGTTTAACTGGTACCTCGGCAACGTAAAGCTTACAAAAAGAAGCGATGGCGGCACCTATTTGCCAACAAAGAAAAACAGATACAGAAAAATCGACGGCTTTGCAGCGACTCTGTGCGCTTATGTAGTGCTTTTGAGGCATCAAAGTGCGAGGATCGATCCGAAGAAAGAGCTGAGCACTGTAATAAGCCTACGGTGAAGGGGGTGAAAAAATGAAACTTAGATTATTCCAAACAAGGAAAAAAGCAGAACCAAAAGAAAGAGATCGTCCGATAAACGGTACAGAAAACATGAACTATGTGGGGTTTGTTCGTGGTGATTACACACTCCAAAACAGTGCTTTGATCTTTGCGGCGGCAAGCCGTATCGCAAACGCACTCGCGTCGATGCCGGTGCATGTATACAAGGGGAATCAACGCGTGCGCTCAGATCCTCGCGATGTGCTTTTGTCGTCTCGGCCAAACAAGTTTATGACGGCACCGCTATTTTTTCGCACTCTTGAGCTGTGTCGCTGTACTTACGGCAACGCCTACGCGCTAAAAATTGTTGATGCCAACGCTCAGGTTGAGCGGCTTGACGTCTTGGACCCCTCTTGCGTGACGCCGTTTATAAACAGTGATACACAGGAGCTGTGGTATCGATTGTCTCCTCCGTTTTCGCCGCAGTACTTTGTCCACTCTTGGTATATGCTCCATATTCCATTCGCCGCCGCCAATGGCATTACAGGGATAAGCCCTATAAGCGTACTGCAAGACACTTTGGACTTCCAGGCAAATATTGACCATATGAGCCTTGAGCAGATAAAAAGAGGTATTAATGCTCAGGTCGTACTCGAAGCACCGGCGAGCCTCGGGGAAAGCCAAAGACAGAGAATGATCGAGGACTTTGTGAAAACTTATAAGCAGTCCGGGGGCAATGTGTTGCTGCTCGAAAGCGGGGTATCTGCGAAAGCGCTGAATCTAAGTGCAATCGACAGCAAAAAGTTTGAAGTGGAAAAACTTACGCGCTCTAAAGTTGCGATGGTCTATTCTTTGCCTCCTCACCTCCTTGGGGATTATTCGGACAGTTCTTTTGCGTCCCAAGAGCAACAAATGCTTGAATTCTCGGTGCTTACAATGTTGCCTATCGTAACTTTGTATGAGAGGGGTCTTGATCTGCTGCTGTTTTCGACGAGTGAAATTAAAGACGGGTGGCATACCGCGTTTGACATGGACGAGCTTACGAGGGCCGACAGCGCAACAAGAGCCAACAGCAATCAAATGAGTATACGCGGCGGTTGGAAGACCCCGAACGAAGTACGTTATGGTTATGGCCTTCCTTCGGATCCTGACGGAGATACGCTGCTCGTATCAAGAGATCTTACGCCGCTGCGCGCGGTTATCAGAGGGGAGGTGGATAAAAATGGCGATACTTAAAGCGGATGCCGCGAAGGATATAGGTACCATAAACAGATACGCCTTACGAGAAATGACACCCGATGAAGTTTTTTGCTTTTCGGCCGTGTTGTGCAACAATCAGCCCGACAGGGATGATGAGAGGTTCGCTGACGCCGCATTATATCGTATGGCAGAGCTTTTTGTGGGCAAACCCGGGGTTGTTGGACATGAGTGGAGCGGTGAAATGTCGTCTGCGCGCATATATCGGGCAGGCGTAAAAAGCAAAGGGACGCTGCTTGAGTTGCAGGCGGATATTTATATTCCGAGGATACCTGCGCTTGACGGTCTGATATCAAAAATTGACAGCGGCATTATCAAAGAGGTTTCTGTAGCGTGCGAAATGGGCAAAAGACACTGCAGCATATGCGGTTCTCCGTTCGGATGGGACCAGTGCGAAAAAGGACACATAAAGGGCGAGGTTTACGAAGGTGAAAAGTGCTTGAAGATACTTGACGACCCCAAAGATGCCTTCGAATTTTCGTTTGTTAGCGTGCCTGCCCAGCCGGGAGCAGGAGTTGTTAAACGCTATGCCGGAAAGGCCGAAAGTGCACTGCGATACCTGATACAGGCAGAGGTTGAGTTACACGCAGATATGCCCGAAATAAAGGCGTTAATGCAAAAAATAAAAAGCGGCGCTCGCCGCGAAGACATCAAAAGCGCGAACGAAGAGTTTATGCGCGATTTTTTTGAAAGGATGACGAAAAATGACTTTGTACGAAATTAAAGAAAAGCTTGCAGAACTGGGCGCGGCGATTAAAGTTGATGCCGAATGGATAGCAGCCAAAGCTGCTGATCCCACGGTTGAAATTAAAGCGCTCGAAGAAAAGCAGTCGCATAGGGATGAGCTTAAAAAGCGTTTCGATATGCTAAAGGCCCAGGAGGCCGCTATGGAGGCAGAAGAAAAGGCAAAACTCAAGCCCGTAGAACCGGAATCCAAGGATGGCACGGTATCCAAAAAGGCAGAGTTTATCAGGGACGTAATCTCGGGGGCTGTCAAAAAGGACTATCAGGGGCTTGGCTCCATCCCCGCAAACAGCGCTGATTACGGGTACGGAAGCCGCTTGCTTCCCACCAACATGAGCCGACAGCTCCTCACTGAGCCCTTTGAGGAAAACAGTCTCAGAGAAAGAGTAAGAATAACAAATATTGTAAATCTTGTAGAGCCTAAGCTTGGATTTAGCTTTGGTGACGGAAGCCTTGATGATGTGCTTGACCTTGAGTCGGCACGAGAGATCGAGCTGAGCGGTGACAGCATCACATATTCTCGTTTCCAGACAAGGATCAAGGCACGAGTATCCAACAGCCTTTTGCGCGGTGCAGATGTTGATCTGGTGGGCAGTGTGGAAAACGCACTGCGCGGAGGCCTTGCCCTCAAAGAAAAGCGCCGTGCGTTTGCGACTGTTTCGGACGGTACACACGACCATATGAGTTTTTACCTCTCGGGCATTAAGAGCGTTGCCGGCGATTCGACCGTAAAATCTATCATCAATGCTATAGCCGATATACCGACGGCGTATAGAAATATTGCTGTATATATGCGCAGACAGGATTATTATGCCGCACTCGAAGAACTCAACGGAGGCGATGCACTTTACGGGCGGAAGTTGGAAGAGATAATAGGTGCACCTGTTGTGTTTAATGACGCCGCTATAACTCCTGTAGTAGGCGACTTCAGTTACTACGGCATTAACTACGACGAAGCCTCTTTCGATAGCGAAAAGAACATTGATAAGGGCGAGTGGCTGTTTGTCCTTGAGACAGTAGGCGATCAGCGCATCAGAATGAAGAGTGCATTCAGACTGGCGTATGTGCGCGTGATGGTTATCGGTGCAAGCGTTGAGGCATCAAACACAGGTGCCGCCGGTGATACGATCACGGTATCTGCCATTACGACAAATAACGGCAGCACACCTGTGAGTGGCATTACATACCAGTGGCAGAAGTATAACGCAGGAGCGTGGGAAGATCTAACAAGCAGCTATACCGGCTATCACGGTGCAACACTGACCACAAAGAGCACGGATGCAGGCGCAAGCTTCCGATGTGTTGTAACGTTTACCGACACCGACGGCGTCAGCACAGCCGCAAGCAACGTCGTCACGTTGGCAGGAGCTTAATATGAGTGTATCGGGAAACGATCTAAAAAGGTATTTGCGCAACTTGCCCGGCACAGATGATGAGTACGAGAGCTTTGTGGCTGCGGCGAAAGAGAAGCTGGCGGCCGCGGGCGTTGACGAAACTTCTTCCGCGCTCTACGACCTTGCTGTGAAACAGATCGGCGCAACAATGTATTTTGATCGTGACTTGATGGACAAAACCGTTGACGAAATTTCCGCCCAAAACATTGCACTTGCCAGTATTGTTTTACCTCTTAGGTACGGAGGTGGCATTGATGGCTAAGAGATACCATCCCGGCAAAGCGCTTACTCAAATAAGGTTTTGGCGCAGGAGCGCCGAACGCGATAACGCAGGCTATTTTTCGGACAATGACGGGCTCTCTCCTCTTTTTGGGGGAGAGCTCATCTATTGCCAATGGACAGAGGCTTGGGGGCGTGAGCTCTTTGAGGCCCGACAGGCAAAAGTAACCGAACCCGCTACGCTTACGCTGCCATATACAGACGGTGTTAGCGTGCGTGATGTCGTGGAAAAAGTAGGTGACTCCGGCGGATATTTTGAAGTAATTTCGGTTAATGATGTCGGACAAAAACACGCAACGCTGGAGATAAAAATCGTGCGAAAAGAGGGTGCGAAATAATGACGATTCAAGAAAGGGTAAACAGCAATGTTGTAGAAGCCTTAAGCCCGATCGCACCCGTACAGCCAGACGAATACATTGGCGAAAGCGATGTGTATATAGAGTTCGACTACTCCGAAACCGGTATGTCTTATTTTGACAACAAGCCAAAATACATACTGATTGACCTTACGGTGCGTTTTTTTGCCCCCTCGGGCAAGAACGTAACCAAAGAGCGGACCGCAATCGCGTCGGCTATTCTGGGCGCGGGATGGCTTAGGCCGACGGTTGAAAATGCAAGCGATCAAACAGGGCAAGCTTACGTATATACGACCCAAAAGGTGTGGCGCAATGGCTAAGTTTCGTGTCGGGGCGGAAGGAGCGGCACTTGGCGGCATAAACATAGGCAGCTTAACACCGGAAATAAAACTGGCTGCGCTTCACGCAGGAGCAGCCGCAGTAGCGCAAGAAACACGTAAAGCCGCCGAGAATTTAAACGTAAAAGGGCATAGCGAAGGCATCACTAAAAAAAGCATAATAGTCAAAGAAAGCAGAACAAACAAATATAATGAGATTTTCATTACCTTTGATGGTGAGCGGCGCCGTGGAAAGCACATAACCAGAAATGCTGAAATAGCTTTTTATTTGGAATATGGCGTGCGGGCCGGAAGGAAAAACAAAGACTCAAAGGGTGGAAAAAACATACCTGCAAGGCGGTGGATCAGCAAGGCAAACAAAAAGGCCGAAGCCACTGCGGTTGAAGAAATGAAAAAGCATCTACAAAAAGAAAGATAAGAGGAGAGTGGAATTATGGCGCAGTTTGGTCTTGCCCATCCTGTATGGGCACCTATTACATCATATGGCGCGGACAAAATGCCGGTATTTGGCAGAGGCAGAATAATCGGGAAAGAAAATCTTGCAAACTGGACGCCGACGGTAGCAACAGCAAGCTTCCCTGCCGACAACTACGCCGCTCATCAGCGCAGTGTAGTAGTGGGCGGTACGATCGACACAACATTAGACGACATAGCACAGGCGGATTTGATCGAGATGTTTGGCGGAGTTGTTGCTGACGGCGAGTGGAGGCGCGGAGGCGTTGATCAGGGCGCTTACGGCGGCTTTGGATACATTACAGCCAACGAGGACACGGAGGGCAATGAGTATTTTGAGGCCTTTATTTACTATAAAACCAAGGGAGCGCCAACGGCAGAAGCGGCAAATACGCAGGGCGACAGCCTTACGTATACAGGCGTATCTGTGCAGCTTAGCGTCTACAATCTCGGCGACGAAAAAAGGACATACAGAGGACAGCAGCGCTTCCCTACCGAGGCCGCTGCTATTGCTTGGCTTGAAAACAAGCTTAATGTGTCCGAGGCATATTTGGTCGAAATAACCAAGACCGGCGAGGGAGAGGTTGATCCTGTTGGTCCTGTATATGTAACGGCCGGCGGAGAGCTTGAGGTAAGTATATCCGGGACACCTACGGCAGTATATGATAACGGCGCGGACGTAAAAGAGTCTGTAACAAATGGCAAATACACGCTCAGCGGCGTTGCTGCAGATCATGAGATCGTAGTAATCTATTAATCAATTCACGGGCAGGGGGTCTCCTCCTGCCCCTTTTTTGGAGGGAACATGCACAGAGGAACGCCTTACAAAAAGTCTTTTTTTGTGTATAACGCATGGGCTTTTTTTGAGATGCAAAAAGCCGAAATTGAGGTTGCGGAAACACTAAAGCAAACCCCGGAAAGTTTTGTCGATCTTTGCAAAACGGCCGAAATTTTGAGCATCGCGGGAGCTGCTGCCCGTAAATATTTTGGATTTGATCCACCGGGAGAAACGCTGTCGGCAGACGCTTTGCTTGTAGGTCTGGAGGGCAGATTAAGCGCAGGAGAGCTTGCGCTTGCTGTTGGCAAGGCGATAAACGAGGGCATGCAAACCGATTACGCCGGGCAAAAAAAAGACAGAGACTTGATCGCTGAGAGGCTAAAAAAAAAGAAAAATTAAAGTACAGCAAGTTCGTGTCGGCCGCCATCGGCGCCGGTCTTTCCCTGCGTGAAGCGATGCTCATTGAAGTTGGGCGTGGGATGGAAATTGCCGGAATGAGAGGAGGGAAAACACACGTCGACTAAAACGATATCAACAAGGATCGTACTCGAAGGCGAAAAAGAGTACAATCAAGCGATTAAAAACATAAATGCCGAGCAAAGGTTGTTGCAGGCGCAGCTAAAAGAAAGCGAATCGGCGTTTGATGGGAACGCAAACAGCATTGAGGCGCTTACAGAAAAAGATCGTCTGCTGAAAGCTCAAAGTGAAAAGCTGACGGAATCTATCAAGCAGTCGGAAAAGATGCAGCAGACAGCGGCCAAAGCTGCCGACGAACACAGAAACAAGCTCGACGCTTTGCAAAAAGAGCTTGAAGAGCTGGCTAAAACCGAAGGCAAATCCGCTGACGAAAAAGAAAAGCTTGCTCAAAAAAGCGAAGAGTTACAAAACGACATTGCTGCCGAAAAGAACGCTGTATCCAACGCCGAAAGAGCGGAAACCAAGTACGCCACGGCCGCAAGCAAAACGAGGACCCAACTTAATAACCTAAACAAAGAGATTAAGCAAAACGAGCAGTATCTTGACGAGGCGAAAAACAGCGCGGATGGAGCAGCCAAAAGTATAGATGAGTATGGCAATAAGGCAAAAAAAGCCACGCCGGAAAGCGACGGTTTTGCCGAGGCCCTCAAAGATATCGGCGTAGCAGCTGCTGTTGCATCTACCCTCAAAGCCGCGGGCGAAGCTGCTCTTGATATGGCAAACGATCTGGGCGAAGCAAATGCAATAATCGTCAAAGCAACAGGAGCAAGCGGCGATAAACTCAAGGAGTTTAATGATATCGCAGCAAGAGTGTATGGCAATGTTGATACGGATGACTTTTCTTCAGTCGCGGAAGGGCTCGGAGAGATAAATACACGCCTTGAAGCTCAAGGCGATGAGCTCGAAGAGTTGACAAAGCTTTTCGTCGAGTACGCCGACGCCACTGACAGCGACGTAAAACAGGCGGTAAAAAGCGTTAGCGATGTAATACACAGCTATAATGTCGAGCTCAAAGACACGGGAGATCTCCTCGACAAGCTTACCGTTGCCGGACAGATATCGGGTATAAGTGTAGACAGTCTTTCGGACCAGCTTACAAAAAACAAGGCGAGCTTGCAGGCTCTTGGGTACGACCTTACAGACAGCATTGCTTTACTGTCTGCTTTCGAAAAAAGCGGAATAAATTCGGAAGCGGCGCTTACAGGCTTGAGACAAGGAATTGCTAAGCTTGCAAAAGATGGCAAAGAAGGCAAAGAAGGACTGCAGGAAGTTATAGACCTAATAAAGGCGGCAGGATCCGAAAGCGAAAGCAACGCGCTTGCCATAGAATATTTCGGAAACCGTGCAGGGCTTGAGCTTGCACATGCAATTCGAAACGGGCGCTTTGAACTTGAGGAGTTTACCGCGGCGCTTAACACGTCGGGCGGAGCAATGCAAAAGACCGCCGACAATTCCGACACATACATCGACGCGATCCAACAGATCAAAAACTCTTTGTTTGCTACCACTTCCGCTTTTGTGTCCGCTCTACAGCCTGTTGACAGATACGGAGAGGCGCTGGAAAAGGGGACGGCGGCGCTTGATGATGCCCGGAGCAAAACAAATGAGTATAATGCTGCGTTGCGGTCTACGGAGTATAAATTCGACGCAGCTGAGCGCTATGCAGAACGGCTTGCGGCAATCGCCGACGAAGGAGAGCTTACGGCCGCTCAGCAGGAAGAGTATGCAGGAGTTGTTGCGGGCTTAAACTCGCTGTTGCCCGAGCTAAATCTTACGATTGACGAAAATACAGGGCGGCTGTCGTTAAACACCGAGGAAATATACGAAAACATCAGTGCTCTGAAAGAGCAATATGCAGCGGAAGCGGCGCTTGCTCGAAATGAGGACTTGATAGAAAGCTTGGGATCGCTGTCTCTCGCTATAGAGCAAAACAACAGCGATATACAAGCCCAGAAAACAGCCATCGAGGAAAGCAAGGCTGCCGCTACAGCCTATGCGCTGCAAATCATAGATACGTTAGCGCCGGGGCTTGATACTGCCGGTATGAGCTATGACCAGTTGATAGACAAAGCACAGGGTCTTGCGGCAGGCCAAAACACATTGACATCAACGGGTGACCTTCTGGCGGACTCTCTTTATGCGCAAGGTTCGGCTACGTGGGATCTGTACAGCTCGATGTCAGATGCGGCGCGCGCTGCCAAAGAAGAGGAAGAAGCCCTAAAGGGCACAGAAGCGGCGCTCCGAGAAAACGAGACGGCATATAGCGAGCTTGAAAATGAGTTACAGGAAAATACGACTGCTTATGAAAGAGGCGTTGAAATAGTCGGGGAGTATGCCTCTGTGCAAGGAGAGGCTGCGGAAGAAACCGAAAAAGTAACAGCGCTTACGGAAGAGCAGCAGCAGGCGTTAACAGAATACGGCGATAAATCGGGCGAGGTCGTAACAACGCTTGAAAAAGCTTTTGCCGATGTGGAAAAAGCATATACCAGCGCTTATAACACAGCTCTATCAAGCCTGAAAGGCCAGATGGGGCTGTTTGACGATGTGGCCGAGGCGTCAAAAGTTGACACGGATGAGATCATCCGCAACTGGGAACGTCAGGCGGAATATTACGCCAAAGCCGAAGAAAATCTAAAGCGTTTTTCGGATAGCTCTTTAGGTGTGTCGGAGGACCTTGTCAAAGCGCTGGGAGACGGCACGGCCGAAAACAACGCCTTTATCGATGAGTTTCTGAGAGGGTATGACAGCCTTGAAGGCGAAGGCGAAGAGCTTGTCCAAAAGCAAAAAGACTATGTAGCTAAGTTTAACGAGTCCTTTGCCGGTATGAACGAAGGACGCGAGGCTTTTGCCGAACAGATAGCCGGCATCCAAAGCGAATTGGAGTCAAAGCTTGCGGAAATAGAAAAGCTGTCGGAAGATACCGCAAACAAGCTGCGCGACGATTATAACGCTTATTACAATGCGGCATCGAGCAATATGACAGGTCTTGTAAAGGGATATCAAGATAAATATGCTGAGCTTTCGCGCGCTGTTGATGCCGTGCGCAGAAAAACCCAAGAGCTTGCAGGCGGCAATGCTTCTCATGGCCCTGCCCCGAGCGTCGATGGATCGCACTCTGCAGGGTTAGCGTATGTACCGTACGACGGATATATAGCAGAGCTGCACAAAGGCGAGCGCATACTGCGTGCACAAGAGGCAAGACTGTATAACGCGGCTGAAGTCCTTGGCACGGGATCACATACCGCGTCGCCCAAGTCAGTAACAGTTAATGTTTACACGCAGAGTATGAGCGCAGCCGAACAGGATCGGCTTGTCGATATAGTTAACCGGAGGTTGGGACGATGAGGGCGGCCTATTTGTTGGACAGGAAAACGTTGAAAATAAAACAGCTGCTTACTGTAACGGATATCGAGGAGGTCATCGGCTCGATTTGGGACGAAAAGACGAGCATAGAAACCGTGACGGATATAAAAGGTCAAAAAGGAGATCTCATCGCAGTAGATCAACGCCTGCACGTGATAGACAACATAGCATATAGCAGTGCACTTGCAAAAATAACTGCAAGTGATTTTTTTTCGCTGTTTAACAGGCTTGTGTTTTATAGGCCGGAAAACGCCAAAAACGCCGCGGGCGGAAACATGGACGCAGCGGTGTTTGCAGCGAAAGAAATAAACCGCAACTTTGTGACAGTAGGCAACAAAAATTTCGCACATAGATGGTTGACGGTAAACGGGTATGACGGCGGCGGATGGGTGGCACCCATTACAGATAAGGGCTTATATTCGCCGAGAGCATATTTGGCCTACATATGCAGAGCGGCCAATATACGGGCCTCGTATCGCTACAGCGCGTCGGGAGTTGTTATGGACATACGTCTGTACAAGCCCCTCAGACGCGTTATTGATTTTTCGAACAGGTTATTCTCCGTCCGGGAAATTAATCTCGCGTCTCAGAGCGTCTCCTGCGTCACTTATTACGACCAATCAGGACAAAGCGTAACTTTCTACCGGAATGACGATCCGCGAGCAGACGGAACGTGGGAAGCAGAAAGCATAGACGATCTGTCGGACGCGCCGGCACGTGCTGCTGCTCGATTTTCCGAGAGTGCCGGAAGCTGCAAAATTGAGTTTTATGGAGACGACAGTATTAACTTTATGGATCGGGTATCTGTTCGCTTGTTAGACGGCCAGATAGTTGACACATATATCGCAAGTAAAAAAATGATTAATGGCCGAGCGCTATACAGGTGCGGAGATGTTCCGACAACGTTGACAGACGACTTACTGAAGGAGGTGTAGAATGAGGAAATTTTATCTGCAACTGGAAAACGGCGTAAGGCTTGACCTGAACAGCGAAGATGTGTTTTTTTCATACCCTCAAGGACTGGGATATGAGAGTGCAGCGGACTACACAAACATCGGAGGTGGCTTTTTTCTACAAGCGGAAGCGAAGGAAAGACAAAGCGTTATCACCGGAGATATCGTTTTTGCGAGCTACGGTCTGTACAAGGACAATGCGATGTACCTTGATGCTGCGCAAATTGTATATGCGCCCGAAGATGTAGAATATCTAAGGGACATCGTTATTCAGAGCGTCGGCAAAGGCGAGCTTGATGCGACGGGGTTGTTAATATGCCCGGTAACTATACTGGCGCTTAGTCCCTGGTATACGGCACAAAGGCGCGTGTTAACCATGAACCCCTCGGCCGAGATAGAAAAAGCCAAAAGATATCCGTATAGATACTCTTATGCATACGCTTACGCAGGAGCAAGCGGCGGGATATCGGTTAGTGCCGGAGGCCAGCAGCCGTCGCCCGTTAAAGTAACTATGCAGGGGCGCGTTGTTAATCCTGTAATCAGTCTCTACCGCTCAGGGGTATTGATAGGCAAAGCGGCACCGTCGGTAACGGTCCCCGAAGGCAGTACGCTAATATACGACAGCAGGCCAAAAAACCCGGGGATATGGATTGACGGCGTGAGTGTTATTGACGCTTTGTCTCTCGATTACCCTAACTTTTTCGAGATCCCTACAAATGCCGCGTGCACGTTGAGGATAAGTGCATCGGCTTTTTTTTCTTCCCTCGTAACGATAGATATTTTTGATTTTTACAAGGTGGTGTAATATGAGCATATATTTGGATGGCGTGACATTTGATGAGCAACTTGTTACAGCCGGCGCAGATGCGCGTCTTAATCGTGCGGCATATACAGACGGCATCATAAATGGTTGCGTTGTAAGTTATTCGGGCGATACACTGTATGTTTCGCCCGGCAACGGTATATCTTGCGGCCGCATGTGGCGTATACCGGCCGAGTTGTCTGTTCCGATGACGAGTGCGGAAGGATATTTTCGCGCAAAAGTGGTTATCGACGAGAGCGCAACAGCAACACAGGCGGTGTTTGAACAAGTGCGTTTTGTGGTTGAGTACAGCAACGCCGATGCGTTTGGCGCGCTCACGCAGGATGATATCAATGGTGCAGGCACAATATATGAGTGGGAGATGTGTCGCGGAAGAATTAACGGCGGCGCAATCGTCGCCATAATTGCCGGTCCTGCCACAGCGCAAACAATAGCCGGCACGCTTAGACAAGGCCGAGAGCTTGATGTTGGAGAAAACATAGATGAGTTAACAGATCCGGGCGTATATAGGAGCATAAACGCGGAGAGATCGCAATCATTAACGGGCGACGTACCATATACAAGCGGCGGTTTTAGGCTGGTTGTTATGTATACCTCCTCCGGCTCGGCACTGCGGCAAGAGATAATCACGCCGGGCGCTGCGTCACAGCACTATGTACGCAACGGGACAGGAGAGCCCGGAACGTGGCATCCGTGGGTGCGTGACAACATCCCTTCGGGGGTCCTTGACATCGAGCACGGAGGTACCGGAGCGACAACGTCTCAAGAGGCACGCGAGGCCATAGGCGCCGCCGGTCTTGATTACACGCAAAACGGCATGGGGACAGAAATCCCTCAAGGTGCAAATATCAATACTTACACCCAAGCGGGTGTATTTTATTGCCCCAACGCGGATCGGGCTGCCAGTCTCTTTAACCCGCCTACTACAACAGCAGGCTTTCGTCTCGAAGTATTGTATACCAGTGCAACTACGTACGTATACCATATAGCCTACATCAACGGCGGCGCTATGCGCTTGAGATACTTTAACCCGATGTCCGGCGTGTGGACCGAATGGCTGACATATGTCACATACGGAACAGAAGGACTGAACTACACCGAGAACGGCGTGGGCAAAGAAATCCCTCAGGGCAGCAACTTAAATAATTATCTACAAGCCGGCGTATATTTTTGCCCAAATGCAGCACGCGCCGCAACAATCACAAATACGCCCACTACAACAGCAGGGTTTAGACTCGAAGTATTGTATACCAGTGCGACTACGTACGTATACCATATAGCCTATATCAACGGCGGCGCTATGATGAGCCGATATTTTAATCCGACAACTAACACGTGGACCGAATGGCTGACATATGTCAATTTTGGCGCATCGGGATCAAACTACACCGAGAACGGCATGGGCAAAGAAATCCCAAAAAACACAAACCTTAACACCTACACCCAAGCAGG